AGCCATCTCTTTCTCACGCAATAATTGCATTTCAAGAGCAGCCTTCTGTTGTGCCATCTGCATATCAATCTGCATCTGCTGTTGTTGCATCTGCAAGTCAGCTTGTGCTTTAGCTTGGTTAGCCTGTATCTCAGCTTGAGTCTTAGCCATCAATGCCTGTAACTCTGGGGGCATCTGTTGCTCTTGTGGAGGAGGATTACTCAACGCTTGGTCTTGCTCTGGCGTAATCGCTTTGTAGAACTCAGCAGAATCCTTAAAGCCAGCAATCTCTACCATGCGTCCCAAAGTACCACGATACTGAGCAGGTGAAACGTAAGGATTAGCAGGGCCGTACTGACCAATCAACTGCTCTTGTTTAGCAAGAACCATCGACAACATAGCCATCTGCTCTTGACGATTACCTGCGCCTAAACCTACATTGATAGAAACATCGTATTGGTTAGCCCATGTTCTAGGGTCAAACTCTACGAACTCACCACGCATACGCACAACACGAGCCTTGTCTTGGTACTTACAGAGCAAGTGCAAGATACCTTGGAACAAAGACTTAACACCTGTCTCAGCAAAGATTCTAGCCATCAGTTCAATCTTACCTGCGCCAGCTTGTTGCATAGAAGCTACGGCAGCAGCAGTCACGTTCTGCAAGATAGCAGGGTCTAAACCTTGTGAAGCATCAGATACACCAGTACGCTTAGACTGTACTGTGTCCAAATACTGAAGCATTGGGAAAGCCTGATTAGCCACGTTCTGAACAACTAACTGTTGGACAGCACCTTGTGACTTAGCACGAATAACACCACCAGCCGTAGATGTAAGCAAGTCATCAAGGTTTACTTGACCTTCCACAGCAACCACACGAGCATTGTTTGTCAGATATAAGTTATCCAACATCTGACGAGTGATAGTAGTCTTGATTAACTGTAGGTCAACTGTTCTGTCAGCCAACGAGTTACCAAAGAACTTGTGTGGAATTGGAATAGGACAGATTGAGTGGAAAGGAACATAGTCCACTTCCTCAACCATCTCCTTACCCTTGGCATCCTCAAGGATTTCATTAGAAGCGTAGAACACTTGTACCAAGGAAGCAATGCCTTTGCCATCTATATCAGTTTTGACATAGCACTCAAAGACCTCAATCTCTTGCATTGAGGGGTCATCTGTCTGTGTTTGGTAGGGTTGCTCACCTGCTGCGTAACGAGCCACACGCTCTGGTGTGTACGCCAAAGCATCACCCATCTGCAAGCCTTCAATCTGCTTCTTGTTAAAACCCATAGCCACCAAAGTGCTACGAGTCAACATCTGCCTGTGGGCTACGAATGGGCTATCAGCAATAGTTCTAGCCTTCTTGCTAATCAGGAATTCTTCGGGAGGTACGTTCTCAATCGTTACCTTGCCTGAGTTCTTCTTTTGTTGGACAACTACGTTATGAGTAGCACCCATCACAGGCATACCCATAGGGTCAATAACTGGTTGTCCCATCGGGTCAAATATTGGGAACTCTGTCGTATCTTGCTCGACTATCTCCATAGTCTCATCACTCATCAGCATCGCTAACTCATCGTTAGTCAAGTCAAAGTAACGCTCTTTTGTAACGTCTTCTTTGTTTTCCCAATACGCTTTGACAATGCCGTTCTTCTGCATCAAGGCATCTTTGAACCAATCATGCAGAATGGCTACACCAGCGTTATCCCTGTTGAATACCCAATTGCAATAGTCTGTGGCCTGTTTTGCGGATGCTTCGTCTTTCGGGCCTTGTGGCTCAAAGACTACGATATTGTCTGAGCCTGTAAAAATACGGACTAAGCTAGGTAGCGCACCATCTATCGCTTCTGCCACTTCTCCAGTAACGATTTGAGACTTACCCTCAACTTCGTTACCATAAGGCTGTCTGAGATACGCTTCCAGAGCCTGTTTGCGCTGTTCAACAGTTTCGCTTTCAATAAATCCAATTGCATCGTCAATCTCTGCTTGGATTATCGACATTAACTCGTTCTGTGCCATGCTTGTCCTTTGGAGGGCGTCCCATTCTGGGTTTGTCCAATTTTAACTCATTTACCACATTTTCAAGCATTTCGATACGCTTTTCAAGTTCTTTTACTTTAGGGGCTAAATTTACACCTTGCATTGATACATACATTAGACAATCCATTTCGGAGTTTGGTTAATCGGCTTAGACCAAGTTGAATGTCCTTCATCCAATCCAAGGGCTAAGTAACGGAACGAATCAGAGCCATGACTAGACCAATCGTGTAGTGGTCTTTCATAGAATATCTTACGCTTCTCATCGTAGTCTCTGCGGTAGTTTCTCAGGCAGTTCAAACCATTCTGCACCTGTGGGACATTAAACCAGCACCTTGGAAGCAACCTTCTTACTGCTTGGATGCCATCGTCTAGTCCCATTCTGGGAGCAATCTTTACTTCTAATCCTGATTCCTCAAGCATCTCAAGTCGGCTCTTACCAGTTCCAAGTTCTCTGACCCTTACGTCATGCGGAAGGATATGCTCGGCTTTTGAGTAATCGTTATTCTTAATCCACTTAACGTAGTGGTCAAGTCCAACTCCATGATTCTCGTAATAGTCGATTAGGCGCACCTCAGTACCCACCAACTGAGCCACCCAGATAGACGTAGAGTCACCCATTCCCAAGTCCCAAGCAGTAAATGTTCTACTTAGTTCCTCTCTGGGAATCTCTTGCATATGCTTCTTTTCTTCCAACTCGTTTAGGATTTGCCCAAAGTAAGAACCTTCTACGGCAGCGTCAAAGCTACACTCAAACTCTTGTCTGTATTTATCCTCACCCATTTCATTCTTAGCAGCCTTCAGTTCTGTGTCATCCACTACCCCTGTCTCTGAGGCTTTGAACTCTAGCAAGCCCCATCCATCCTCTGTTTTTGCTCTGTCTCGCAACTCTTTAAAGTGGTTGTGTCCCTTTGGCGTACCAATAAAGAGACACCAGCCTTTCCTGTCAGCTAATGCAGGTCTTACTATGTCTGTCCATATCTTAGGGTTCTGGTCACCAATCTCGTCTAGGATTACCCCATCGAAATACTGACCACGGAGTGTTTCTGGATTGTCTGAGCCAAACAACTGGATGCGCCTACCCCAGAAGTCCACCCTAAGTTCTGAGATGTTGGCAGTACCGCCTATAGGCTCTGTGTACTTGACTAGGTAATCCCAAGCCACCCTCTTAGCCTGTCCATAGGTAGGCGCAATGTAGGCATACCTTGGGGCTTCGTTCTGGTTTAGTACCGCATCACGGATTAGATGGTTTAGCGCAGCAACAGTCTTACCAAACCTACGATGAGCCACCACGACTGCAAACCTATGTGCGTCTAGTAATTCGTGAACCTTGATCTGGTGTTCCCTCGGTGCGTAGGGGATTTCGATTACTTCGCCCATGTAACGATGTGCTGAAGTGGTTGATCTGAGTCGCCACTTATAGTTACTGAAGCCATATCAGGCATTGATTTACGCAATAGTATCTCAATAGCCTTCATGCGAGTAGGACTTAAGTCTTCACTTACTCCAAGTGCATGATTTTGCAAAACATTTAGTAATTGACTTACCTGAATTTTTTTGCGTACATCGTCCTGATGTAACTTGTTTATTGGTCTTCCGACTTGTGCCATTTTGTTTGACTCCTCTAGGGTTGGTCAAGGTTAGTTATTGACTAGGCTTGACTCAGATAGTACAATAGCTACACCACATAACTTAAAGGATTACCATGAGAGTCAAGCAATGCTTATTTTGCCACAAAGATTTCAATGCTGCAAAGAAAAGTACTAAATACTGTTGCCGTGTTTGTCAAAGCACCCATCTAGCAAGTATTTATGCAAAAGATAATGGGTTGAAGCGTAGAACTGGAATGACACTTAAATGTGAGCATTGTCAGTCAGATTACTATGTAGCCAAATATAGAGTAGATACAGCCAAATATTGTTCTCGCTCTTGTCTTGGTCATGCTCATCCAGAAAGAGCAGAAAAAGCTAGAAACAATAGTCCTTTAATGTTTCGTGCTGGTTTATCAGAACCACGCAAATATAAAACTGTCTACGTCAATGGTAAACAAATGCGAGAACATCGCTATTTAATGGAACAACACTTAGGTAGAAAATTAGATAGAAATGAGCAAGTCCATCATATCAATGGAAACTGGCGTGATAACAGAATTGAGAACCTACAAGTTCTAACAAATTCAGAACATCAAAAGCTAGAACTTAGCCTTTATACTTGCCCATCTTCTTAGCAGCAGAACTAATTGCAATGGCGAGGGCTTGCTTTGGATTCTTGACGACTTTACCGCCCTTGCCAGAGTGCAAAGTACCTTCTTTGTACTCACCCATTACTTTGCCAACTTTTTTCTGACCAGCTTTTGTCATTTTCATAACTGCACCTGTTGTTTTTTTACCACTTAACCTTGTTAGCCCAAAACGCTGCACTCATCTTACCCTTGGCAATGTTCTCAGCATGACGAGCCTTGAACGCTTCGTTACGCTTCGTGCCATCAGGTGAGCCTTTAGCCCCTTGTTGACCAAAGCGGATTAGCTTTACATCCTCACCAGACTTAGCTAAAACAGCGTGAGACTTAGTGGGATGGCTAGGAGTAGCTTTGGGCTTGTTATAGCCAGAAAAC